TGAAGCTATCACAGTAGACAACGTAATTGCTGAAATGAACCGTCTTGTTTTAACACTTCCAACACGCGTTCGTCGTGCTACTGAGAAGCCTGTAATCGCGGTATCTTCAAACGTTGCTGAAGCGTTCAGAACTGCAATCTTAGGTCTTGGCGGTGGTTCTTACCTTTACCAAGGAGAGACTGTTAAGATGACTTGGCAGGGACAATACGACATCGTTGAATGTCCTGGTATGTCTGACGACACAATGGCTATGTATCAGAAGTCAAACCTTTGGTTTGGAACTAACTTGTTAGACCAATGGAACACCGTTGCAGTTTTAGATATGTACCAATACGATCTATCTAACAACGTTCGTTTCTCTTGTTCATTCTTCGCAGGTGTACAATACGGCTTCGGTGACGAAATCGCGTTCTATCAACCAGCATAATTTCAACCATTCTAACCCTTGCATAATAGAGGTGGTGGCATAAAAACCACCCCTCTTTTGTGCTAATAAAAAACTATAAATATGGCTTGTGAATTAAGTACAGGATTTACACTCGATTGCAAAGATGGCATCGGTGGTATTAAGCAAATCGTTTTGGTTGACAAAACAGAAGTAACGTCTTTCACTTTGGACGCGAACGAAATTGTTACAGCAATAAACGGCCCTGCAAGTGGTGATTTGTACACGTACGAACTACCAACACAAACAGGATCGTTTGAAGAAACAATCAACTTCAACCGCGACAACGGAACAGTATTTTACACGCAGACAGTAAACGTAATGTTGCAAAAATTATCAAGCGCAAAGCGTCTTGAATTGCAAAATGTTGCTACTGCACGCGTGATTGTTTTCGTTGAAGACACGAACGGCAATTGGTGGGCTGTTGGTTACGAATACGGAGCAGACCTTTCAACTGCAACAGCAGGAACTGGAACAGTTTTGGGTGACATGAATGGTTTCACACTCGCGTTCACTCACGAAGCTGCAAAACGCGCTTACAAGTTGAGCGGTGCGCCTGTGTCAATTCTTGACTAATCAAAAAACTTTTACACACATAGGGACAACGCGTCCCTACGTGTTGTAATTTTAACGTAAAGGAAAAGGGGAATGGTATACCTAAACACAAACACAGCGAATCAAGATGCGTGGCTTTCGTTAGACGAAGGACGTGCATATTTCAACGTTGCCTTTACACACTACCTACTTGTTATGACTTACGAAATGACAGGTGAAAAACTCGCGCAAGTAGTAACCGTTATCAACGAGAACGAACGCGTGACAAAAATAAGACTTACCACAGTTGGTTTGACCGATGCAGGACGTTATCATTACGAAGTGTACGGACAAAACAGCAGCAGCAATATAGACCCTACCAATGCTTCCGTCGTTGGATTGGTTGAAAAGGGTTTGATGATTTTACAAGACGGAACAATTTACTTTGACGTTTCAACACCGACAATTCCTGTCGATGTAATTTATACAGGTGCATAATATGAGCAACATTCAAGCAATAAACTTATCGGCTTATCAACCTGTTGAAGCGGTTGAAAAAGAGAATCGTAGCGGTTGGATTGACTACGGTCAAAACAATCTTTTTCCGCAACACCTCATAACACTTTATTACAACAGTCCTATTCATAACGCATTGACGAACTCAATAGCATATATGATTGAAGGACAAGGTACGGGAACTATTCTCGACAATGCCTTGCAAGGCATCGCGTTTGACTTAAAGTTGCAAGGTTCATTTTGTGCTGAAGTTATTTGGTCAATGGACTTCACTCGCGTTGTACAAATCAATCACCTACCTTTTGAGAATTGTCGTTTAGCTTATGACAAAGAAGAAGACGATGTAACAGGAATTTTCTATTCGAAAGATTGGGCAAATACACGCTCTAAAAAAGGAAAGCCAGAGTTCATTCCTGCGTTCAATCCTTCCATTGCACAAGAGCAACCAAGACAAGTTATTTACGCACACGGAATGATGGCAGGTTCTTCGTACTATGCGAAGCCCGACTACTTCGGTGCGTTGAATTACGTTGAGTTGAGTTATCAAATGGGAATGTACCACGTCAACAACATCTTGAACGGCTTATTTCCTTCATTCATCATTAACTTCTTAAACGGTATTCCGCAAAAAGAAGAACGTGAAGCTATTCGTCGTGAGTGGGAAACAAGATTGAGCGGTGCAAGTAACGCGGGTAAGTTCTTAATGACGTTCAACGAGGATCCTACACGCGCTCCACAAATCGAATCGTTTCCTCTTTCAGACGCAGACAAACAATATCAGTTTTTATCAGAAGAAACAGCGAAGCAAATTATGGTTGGACACCGCGTTGTTTCACCATTGATTCACGGAATTAGAGACACAACAGGATTCGGAAGTAACAAAGACGAAATGGTTGTTGGTTTAGAGATATTCAACACGCAAGTTATTCGTCCATATCAAAGACTTATTGAAGAAGTCTTCACACCGATTTTAGGCGACGTAAATATTCAGATGAACTCGGTATTTGAAGACGGTGTTTCAGTTGATTCTAACGCACCTACCGAAGTGATAGACATACCTTCAACAGACGTAACAGAAATAACAACAGCAGCAGGCGAAAAGGTAAGCGACGTTACCTACAACGGTGCGCAAATTGCATCTGCTTTGGAGATTGTCGCAGCGGTTGGACTTGGAACATTAACGCAAGAACAAGCAATTGTTTTCTTGGTTCAGTTCTTGGGTCTTGATGTAGACGTTGCGAAGTCAATGTTTCAAACAGGCGGTGACGCGGTGGCTAAATTGTCCGCTCAAAAAAAAAAAGTAGTTGCGAAGAAGAAGAAGGATGCGGGTGTTAAGATAAGCAAAGAAGAAGGCGAAGCGTGGCTTGCGCATCTACGCGAAAAGGCTGAGTACATCAACGAAGAAGAGTGGCAATTGCTATCTGACGAAGAGGTAACAGCACCAGACGACGAAGAAAAATTCCGTTCTGAATTTATGAGTGTTCGAGGTTACGCAAAACCTAACGAAAAGAGCGAAGAAAAGGACACAGGATTGTATAAAGTTCGCTATTATTATTCAAGAAACTACACTTGGAAGGAAGGCGAAATGGTAACACGCGATTTTTGTCAAGAAATGGTTGCACTTTCTAAACTCGGAGCGTTATTTAAGTACGAAGACATTATTGAAATGGGTAAAAACCCCGATGTTAACGGACAATTTGCACCTTCTGGAAGCAACACTTATTCAATATGGACGTATAAAGGCGGTGTATATTGCCGTCACGCGTGGTTTAGAAAGGTATTTTTCCGCAAAAGAAAAGACGGTAAATTCTTACCAAACGACGGATTAAAAAACGATACTGTTGTAACAGGAAAAGTAGCAAACGAACTATTCCCAAAAGGCGAAGAAGCGGTAAGACCGAACGATATGCCGAACAGAGCATCATTAAAATATAAATAAACATTATGGCACTACAACCCGAAGTTCTACTCATTGACGAAAATTACATAAAGAAATATACTTGGATTAACGGTTCAGTTGATCCGTTGTTGATGTACCCTGCAATTTATTTGTCGCAGGACAAGTACGCGCAGTTGTATTTAGGAACTGACCTTTACAATCGCATCAAAGAAGACGTTGTGAACGAAGATATTACAGGCGCATACGCAACCCTTCTTGACAATTACTTGCGTCGAATGGTTATGTGGTGGACGATGTACGAAGTCCTTCCGCATTTGTACGTTAAAACAGATAACGGAAGTTTAGTAATTCGCACAAGTGAAGACACTACACCAATATCACAAACAGACTTGCAAAACTACCGCGATCAAGCGCGTTCACAAGCAATGTTTTACACGCAACGAATGGTCGACTATTTGTGTCATAACAGCGCAGACTTTCCAGAGTACTTGACAAACACAACGAATCAAATTTGGTCACAAACGAATGTTTATCCGTCGAATGCTTTTGAGATTAGCGACGGACGCGACAAGCGACCATACGAATACAGAAGACCAGGACTTGGTTGGTTGAGATAACTAAAACAAAAACGAATGGCAACAAGGGGACGTAAGAAGAATTTAACGATGCACAAGATTTACGAAGAAAAATTTCGTAAGTATCTTGCAAAGAAAGAAAAACAAATAAAGAAACTGAAAAATGAAAGTTAACGCAGACGGTTACGCGCTATTAAAGAAGTTTGAAGGCTGTCGTTTAAAAAGTTACCTCTGCCCTTCTGCTGTATGGACGATAGGTTACGGAAACACCTTCTACGAAGACGGCACAAAGGTTAAGGAAGGCGACGTAATCACACAAGCAAGAGCGGAGCAATTAGCAAAAAACGTCGTTGACAAATTCGCGGTATCCGTTCGTGCATTGATAACGCAAACGCTCAACGAAAATCAGTTTAGCGCGTGTGTTTCGTTAGCTTACAACATCGGAACAGGTGGGTTCAAGAAGTCGTCTGTATTGAGAAAGGTAAACGCTAACCCAAGCGACGCAACCATTGCAGATTCTTTTCGTTTATGGAACAAAGGTGGCGGTGTTGTGTTGAAGGGTTTGGTTCGTCGTCGTGAAGCAGAAATCGAATTGTACTTTAAGAAATGAACACCGAAAACGAGATTCAATTGATACACGAAGAACTTCAAAATATGACGAAGAAGATAGACCGCATCTATCACGTCTTGATTGGTGACGACGAAATGAAGATTGAAGGTCTTGTGAGTAAGGTTCAGAAGCACGACAAGTACATTCAGAATCAAAGGTTGCAGGTTGCTCGTTTGGGTGGTATTGCAACTGCTGCTGGTGTCGTTGGTGGCTTAATCGTTCAATTCGTATTGAAGTTTTTATGAAGGATAAGTTGAATGTGTGGCTTAAGGAATTGCTTACCTCTTCAACCAAAGTAAGTTCGAAACGAATTATTGCTATATTTGTTACAATTAACCTAATCGTTTTGAGTTATATTGCAACATTCACATATTACGTTTGTCCCATTGCGATGTTTGACACACTCGCGCTTCTGACAGGCGGTTTGTTTGGAGGAACAGTAATTGAACGATTTACAAAACAAAAGAATGGCACGACCACAGACAGAAGCGAGGAAAATAACAGCGGAGATTTGTAGCAAGTTTCCCGACGCTCCTTC